TTGATAAGAACACCAACAGTGCCAAGATTGATATTGCTGATGCCATTGTGAATGCTTTGTATGAGGGTATGTGGTATTTTACGCAGTTTAGTAATGCTCCAGAAGAAAAGGACAAAAGCCCCTTTGCAGGCATGAGTTCAGATGAAATAAATGATTATTTTACAAAAGATTTTACATTTTAGAAAGGATAACCAATGAAAAATATGATCCAATATTTACCATTTATTCTGATTGTTCTGGGTATCATCTCAATAGCAGTCGGTGCATTTATGATAATTAAACCATTGGGCTTCCTTGTGATTGGTATGGGACTATTTGCATTAGCTTATATCCTAGTACCGAAAGGGGGTAACACATGAGTTTAAAAAATCCATTTGAAACAAGGCAGATGATTACCACTGGTAGTTACATGCCTTTTATTTTTGCAAACAGTGGCACAAGTATTGTACCTAATGAATTAATTAGTGCAGATATGGCATTCCACAATAGTGATCTATACAGCGTGACTAGTTTAATTAGTGCAGATGTCGCGGGTGCCAAGTTCACAGGCAGTAACGTTAAAGCCCTTGCTATATTAAATAAACCTAGCCACCTCACAAATCGCTATAGCTTTTGGCAGACGATTGTACTTGAGTTGCTGTTATCTGGTAATGCCTTTGCCACGATTGGCAAAAATGAATTGCGATATATTCCTAATCAGAACGTCTCACTTGATTTGACTGATGATGTTTTGACCTACCAGATTACACCTTATGGCGATTACCAAGGTGGCACATTCAAGTCTGATGCCGTGCTACATTTTAAGATTATGGCTCATGGTGTTAACGGTTCTGAATTAATTGGACACAGCCCACTAGAAAGCCTAGTTAATGAAATTCAGCAACAGGAACAAGCCAATAAGTTATCACTTGCAACGTTAGCGCAAGCCATTAACCCGACTAGCATTATCAAAGTTCCTGAAGCAGTCTTGAGTCCTGAAGCCAAAAGTAATGTCCGTAGTGAGTTTGAAAAAGCTAACACAGGCTCAAATGCAGGTCGTACTTTGGTATTAGATCAAAGTGCAGACTTCCAGAGCATCTCAATTAATGCAGACGTTGCTAAGTTCCTGAATAACGCTACATACCAACGGACTCAAATTAGTAAGGCGTTTGGTGTACCTGATTCTTATTTGAATGGGCAAGGCGATCAGCAAAGTAATATCAAAATGATACAAGATATGTATGTCAATGGCTTGAATAGATATATCGAACCTATTGTGAGTGAAGTACAAGCCAAGTTGAGTGATGATATTTCGCTAGATATGAGTAGTATTTTGGACTATTCTAACGCCACGTTAAAGCAAGATTTATTGAATTTTGTTGATAAAGGCATTCTGACAGGCTCTCAGGCGCAAAAAATATTGATAAGTAGGGGGATTGTGCAACTATGAGTGATAGAGAACGCCGTACATTTGATATTTCAAGCTTAGAAGTGCGTGATGCGACTGATTCCAAGTTTGTTGGGAAGATTGGCGGTTATGCTGTGGTATTTGACCAACCAAGTGAGAATTTGGGCGGTTTTATTGAGTATGTCAACCCTGATGCCTTTGATGATGTGGATATGAGTGATGTAGTTGCTTTATATAACCATGATTTTGCAAACGTATTGGGTCGGACATCAGCAAAGACCTTGCAACTTGAGATTGACAAAAAAGGTTTGCATTTTAGTTTAGATATTCCAAACACAACATTAGGTAATGATGTTTATACCAATATCCGAGCAGGTAACTTAAAGGGAATGAGCTTTGGCTTCACAGTTGATTCAGATGATTGGGATAAAAGTACAGACGGCACAGCAAAACGCGTTATAAGCCACATAGGAGCCTTGTATGAGGTTTCAGTCGTAACAATGCCCGCTTATCAAGAAACAAGTGTCGAAGTAACCAGAGCGCTCAAACAAGATGCCTATAAGCAAAAGATATTGGCAATGCTAAGAACATATGAATAGGAGAATATGATGAAGATTTCAGAAATTGAAACAGAGCTTGATGCCTTAAAAAAGCAAATGGCAACCAAAGTAACAGAGGTACGTGCATTAGCTACTGATAATGATTCAGATGTTGCTGATGTGCAAAAGGGTGTCGCAGATGTAGCCGATTTGCAAAAGCAAATTGATAACCTACAAGCACAATTAGATGCCATTAAAAAGGCTAAAGGGCTATCAGATGATAGCTCACAGCGAGATGATGATACAGAAGAACGCAGTTTGAAAGGGAAAAAGAACATGAAAATTGATCCAAACAAGACACAAGAAACAGTAGAAGTACGCGACTTTATGCACTACCTTAAAACAGGGGAAAAACGTGATAATGGCATGACAACCACTGATGCTGGTGTTGTTATTCCCAAAGAAATTTTGGATATTCAAAAAGTACCAACTGATGTGCGCAATTTATCAGCAGTCGTTAACCGTGTATCAGTCACATCAGGCATGGGTTCATTGCCAATCTTGCAAAAGAACACGGCACGCTTGACCACAGCAGAGGAAAGTGCTGAAAACCCTGAAATTGCTAAGGCTATTTTGAAGTCTGTTGATTATAAGGCACTCACATATCGTGGTGCTTTGCCATTGTCAATGGAAATGGTGCAAGACGCACCAAACTTGAAAACATTGCTTAACACCTATGTTCAAGAGGCTAAAGAATTGACTGAACAATACCAAATTGGGCAAGTATTGAAGACAGCCACAGCCGTACCAGCCACTACCACTGATGATTTAAAGACCGCCTATAACAAGGGGTTGGCAAACTATACTCGCCAATGGATCGTGACAGAGAGCTTTTACAACGCTGTTGACTTGTTGAAAGATGGTAATGGTCGCTATTTGTTACAAGACTCAATCGCTAGTGCATCAGGTAAGGCTTTGTTTGGTGCTAGTGTCTTGATTGTGGCTGATGACGTTCTTGGTGCTGATGGCGATGCTAAAGCCTTTGTGGGCGACCCTAAAGCATTTGTGTTGGAAGCTATGCGTTCTGATGTTGCGATTGAATGGGATCACAATGAAAACTTTGAACGTATTCTCGCAGTAGCTTTGCGTGCAGACTTTAAGCCAGCTGACACTAATGCAGGTAAGTTCATTACATTTGGTTCAGGTGAGTAATCCGTGGTCGTTCAAAACGACCTCGAACATTTAAGGTCAATCAAATTTACCTTAAAAACCGTTATCAATTTAGTTGATAAGGAAATAATTCCGTAGTCAATCAGATTGACCTCGAAAACTGTTATCGTTTAAAACGATAACGACATATCCCCACTTGTGGGGACGTACATATAATTTAAAAAAGGAAGTGATAGCATGGCATTAGTGACACCGCAGGAATTGGCAGACGAACTAAATATAGATACAGATGAAAATGAGTTAAAGACGGTTGCTAGCTTGATTGATTCCGCAACGTCTATGATTAAATCATCAATTAAATTACAGGTAACTGATGATGATATTTTGGCAGTTAATGAGCCACTGTATAATCGTTTAATTAAGACCATGGCGACATCACTGTATTATGATCGTGAATTGTCTACTGGTTATTCTAAAGGTGTGATGATTATGCTGACTAATCTTAGAGCTGAAGTATTGGGGGTTTACAATGCTTAAATATAAACCAAGTGATTTTAATAAAAGGGCGCAATTTGGCTCGATTAAAACTGTTACTAATCCAAATACAGGTGGTAAGAGTAAAGTTTTTGTAGCTGAAATAACTCTACACTATGCACCTAAAAAAAGAACATTGACACAGCAATATACGATATTAGGTACTAATTTAGAAGATACTATTTTAATTGTGATACGCCACAACAAGGCATTAAATAAGAAACTTCTCGTAAAATTGTCAGATGGTAAATATTACGACATTGTGGGTACTAGTCCAGATGATAGCAATAATATTATTACTTATGACATTGTGACATTGAAATTGAACCAACAAGGAGTGCAATAATGAATGAACCAGAGGTATGGCCAAAGTGGCTTAAACGTAGTCAAGCACATCAATATATTAGTGTGGCAGATAATACATTTATGAAGCATTATGTGAAAAAAGGTAAAGTCAAAGCTTATCCAACCGAGCACGGCATCAGATATGATCGTGATGAAATAGATGAAGCAGTCAGACATTATTACAATTAAAAGTATAGCCACCAACCAAATAGTGTGAAATAATGAAAGCGTGTTAGTTTGAAATTATCACGCTTTTTTATTTTGACCTTTTGGCTCAATCATCAAGAGGAACTAACATGCAAATAAAACAAGTTGACAGTAAGAAAGGCAAAGTCTTTGAAGTAGCTGGCTACATTGGACGACAACCAGACGGTACACAAGCTAGGGCTAAGAAACGAGGTTTTGACAGTAAACGTAGCGCAACACAGTGGTTTAATAATGAGGTGGCGCTATTTAGCAATGGCGATAGCAAGTACAATAAAAAAACAACCCCCAACGTGATGACCGTTAAAGAGTTGTATAATATGTGGCTTGATACTTATCAGCACACCGTGGAAGAAAGCACGCTTAGTAAAACAATGAACGTCTTTAATGTGAATATTCTACCCAAGTGGGCTGATACGTTGGTGGCTGATATTAAACCATTAGACTTACAACGATATATTAACACATTACAAGGGAAAATATTACATTATCGAAAGATAACAGGGTATTTTAGACGGTTATTAAATATTGCTGTTCGTCTTGATATGATTCCAGTTGATCCATTTACTAAGATTGAGATGCCAAAGGAACGCAGACGAACGAATAAACCAAAGCAATTTATGGACGTAGACGAGTTTAAAGCCTTTGTTGATGTTTTGGATAGTCAGTATAAATACATCAATCAGCAGGCTTATACGTTGCTTAGATTAGGCGCCTTTACAGGTATGCGAACAGAAGAGCTACTAGCCTTGCAATGGGAACATATAGACTTTAACAACGGTTATATAAGCATTGTACAAGCCTTAGGACGTGGTTTGAATGGTGGCACATACATCAAGGCACCTAAGAGCCGAACAAGTAGGCGGACGCTCAAAATTGATAATAAAATGTTGTCTATTTTGGCAGACTGGTATGAAGTCAGCAACCTTAAAAATGATGATGATTATGTATTCAACAATCAGGGCAAGACATTACAAGTCATGAGACCTAATAAGTGGCTTCATGATGTGAGTGATGCTTATGGTGTGGCTGTTGGATTATCCATGCATAAGTTACGTCATACATGGGCGACATTGGCACTTGATCAAGGGGCTAGTGTGAAACAGGTGCAAACTTATTTAGGTCATGCTGATGTCTCTATGACGTTGAATGTTTACAGTGACATAACCAAAAGGGCTAGTGACGAGACTGGCAATGTCTTAGTTAAGCTCGTAGAATAACCCAAAAAGCAACACAAAACATGTAAACGCTTGATATGATTGGTGTTTGGCAATTCCCTTCTTCTCCATATTAGCTGTCACACTGCAATTGTTGGTGTGACAGCTTTTTTATTTGTAATCGTTGGTATGACGATGTTTTCAGTGTTTAATAAGGTTCATTTATGTTCAACTAGAAACAACATTTTAACAAGTTAGTGCTACAATAATGCTACAGTTTATTTAATTCAGTCAATGCTTTTGAAGTTTCAATATTTCTTTTTTTATCAAGTAAGTGCGCGTACACGCTTAATGTGATATTGACATCGGCGTGGCCCAATCGTTCACTAACATACTGAATAGCGATATCTTTAGATAATAAGAAACTAGCATGTGTATGTCTCAATTCGTGAAATGTAATTAACTTACTGTCATCTTTTTAGAGATAACGTCTTAATTGCTTGTTTGCTGCATTATTAGTTGTTGTACTTTCAAACGCAAAGCGCTTGCCTAGCGTCTAATTTTTGGCTAATTGCATAATATCTTCGGGCATATCTATCATACGGTTCCAACTTTTTGTTTTCGTTGTTTTAAATGATCGATCGTCTGCCTGCCATAATCATGTATTAATTCCTGAAGCAACTTTGAGTTGATTCCAAATTTTAGCACACCGACCGTCTGCTCTGACATGGCGCGCTTGTTTCTTTGTTATCTGTACGAGTTATAATAAGCAGCCAAACTATATGATTAATAGTCCAATAATATGAGTAACGGTAACAGCCAATATTAACCAAGGGATTAGTTTCCACAAACCCACTAAAGTAAACTAAAAGAACATTATGCTACCAATTAAGAACGTGACGAATTTCCTTTCTTTATTTCGTCATGCAACAACTGTAATTCTAATTTTATATCTTGCAATTCTTGCTTCAACTGATCATTCTCTTTATCAGACTTTTCATCAACAAAGAATGCAGTTATAGTGCTAGTGACACTACCAATTAGACCAATACCTAATACCATCAAGATAACAGCTACAAATCGACCGACTTCAGTATGTGGGGAGATGTCGCCATATCCAACAGTTGTCATAGTAGCTATTGCCCACCATAACGAGTTCATATAATCGACACTCTCTGCTACAGAGTATATTTCGGCGCCAATCACAATTAATATTATAGTCATAATTACTAAGTATATAAATCCATTAGTGCCAAAAAATCGTTTGATACTTTTTTGTATTTTTCCAGTAAAACCAACTATTCTAATTAATCGCAATAATTTAATGACACGCAGCACTCGAAAAGCCCTAAAGAAATAGAAAATTGAATCAAATGGTATAATGGCCAATAGGTCAAATATATTAGATTTGAAGAACTGCTTTTTATTGTTTGCGAATGTAAATCTTGTGATATAGTCTATCCAGAAAAAAACAAGAATTCCTTTATCTAGGTAACTGTAAGGCGGTGAACCGGCGCTGATAACGTTAGAAATGTCTAATAGTGCCAATAGGATAGAAAGTAAAGAAAGGATGAGCACAACAGAATAATATATTTTTTTCACGATAAAAATAGAGCCTTTTTATTATTCACCAATGGTGTAACTTTATTCTACTACATTAAAATTATTATATGTACGCGCAAATCTTTTTCTAAGTCTGGTTTTTTACCAAACTTGTAAAACCAAAATTTAAGGAAAATCTTGCACTATTTTTACCAATCTAGTTATCTAAATTTACATTAAAGTATTTGTATATAAGCTAAAAACTACGGACTTAATCATCTGCAGTTGTTTTAGTTTGATATTTTAATGCTTCAAAAAATTATCACTTTCTTTTTAATTATAAAAATAATAGTAACAATCCAATCAATACAAAAACAGATAAAAATAAAATATTCAGAAATGTAAATATTTTAAAAAACTTAAAATTAGTGTGATTTTGAGAATATGCAGAATATTGTCTTAGGGCTAATAGATTTGCGAGAGAAGCTATTAATGTCCCAAGTCCACCGACAGATACGCCTAAAAATAAGGGATAGACGTTATCCGTAAATTTGGACAGTAATACGGCAGTAGGAACGTTACTTATGAATTGACTCGTTATACATGCTGAAATAAAAGTAGATATCGAATTTTGAGTAGTAATAGTGACTAAGTGATGAACAAGACCAATTTTGCTAACTGCGCCAACAATTATAAAAAAATTAACGAACGTCAGTATAATTGCATAGTCAACGTGTAAAAATACTTTTTTACTCAAGAATATTCCGCTTAATATACTTATTATTAATGAAAAGTATATAGGAATAACTGACAATACACCTAGTAAAACAACTAGACTTGAAGCAATCAATAGGGTAGCTTTTTTGCGATCTATTACTTGGTTGTTGTCAAGATTTGTATTCACTTTTTCATTATCTATAAATAAACAACTTATAAATAGTGTCACGAGAGCTATTGAACCGAGAATAAGTGACATGCCTAAAAATTGAGAAATGCTGAGTTTATAAAATGAAACAATATAAATGTTTTGAGGATTACCAAAAGGTGTGATGGAACTACCAAGATTTGCGTATACTGCTAATAAGCTGATAGTAGCTATACTGGGTAAATTGATATATTTTTTAATATTAAAAAATATAGGAACGAGAGTTAAAATAG